AGTGTAAAGCCAAAATTATTTGGTTTACCAGCTCCTAAATCTTCTAGTAACACATCTTCATACCATATGCATGAACCAGATAGTGTAAAGCCAAAATTATTTGGTTTACCAGCTCCTAAATCTTCTAGTAACACATCTTCATACCATATGCATGAACCAGATAGTGTAAAGCCAAAATTATTTGGTTTACCAGCTCCTAAATCTTCTAAGTCTTATGTTAAAAATGGAGCTTTATATCAATATCAAAATGGCAAAGAAACACTAATCGCTGGTGGTGCAAATAGCCGTTATGAATACGTTACAAATTCTGCTGGTAAAATTTTAAGAACTGTAAAAAAGAATTTTAAACCATCATGGTTTGGACATGCGGATGCTAGTGATTATTTGATATTTAGAGAAATGTATTTCTCATCTTTTAATACGCTTGCTCATCACGGTATAAAAGGCCAAAAGTGGGGAGTTAGACGCTATCAGGACGAAAATGGAAATATTACTGCTGAAGGAAAACAAAGATACCGTACCAACCAGGGTACCAAAGAAATAATTGGCAATTCAGACAGCTATTCCGAACTTACTGGTGCAAACAGAAGGCGTTATGCTAATTATGGAAAAACTTCTGGAGCAAAGCGAGGCTTTTTAATAGGTCTTGGCACAGGCGCTGCTGCTGGTGCTGGCAAAACAGTGTTTGAAACAGTGCTTAATAGAAATAAGTTAGGTTCGGGAGAATTCACCACGAATCGTGTAATCAATAGATTTGTTAGAAATACAATACTCGGCGCATTTGGTGGTTCCGTTATAGGAACACTTGTTGGGTCTGTAGCAGGAAAGAAATCTGCGCAAGCAAAATTAGCAGATAAGGGTCAAGCATACACTAACGAATTGCTAAATACACCAATTGATAGAATAGTAAGGAGACATTAATATGTCATTGTCCAACACTGCTGTTCCTAAATACTATGGGCAATTTAGACAATTAGTATTAAATGGCGAGATACCAGTATGTCGAGAAATAGCCATGCAAATGGAACTAATCGACCAGCTTATCGATAATGAAGGTGTTTATTACGATGCGGACGCAGTAGAAGGTTGGATACAATATTGCGAAAATGAATTAACATTAACTGATGGTTCAGATTTAGTTTTACTAGATTCATTTAAACTATGGGGCGAAGATGTATTTGGTTGGTATTACTTTGTAGAGCGAAGTGTGTATGTACCGAATCCTGATGGAAGTGGTGGACATTACGAAACTCACTCAATAAAGAAACGACTTAGAAATAAGCAATACCTAATCGTAGGTAGAGGTGCAGCGAAGTCAATGTACGGAAGCTGCATGCAAAGTTACTTCTTAAACATTGATACAAGTACTACCCACCAAATTACTACCGCTCCTACAATGAAACAAGCGGAAGAAATAATGTCTCCTATCAGGACTTCTATAACAAGAGCCAAAGGACCATTATTTAAATTCTTAACTGAAGGTTCTATACAAAATACAACGGGATCTAAAGCGAATAGACAAAAACTTGCCCCTACTAAAAAGGGAATCGAGAATTTCTTAACTGGATCACTATTAGAAATACGTCCTATGCGTATAGATAAACTACAAGGTTTACGTTGTAAATATTCGACAGTAGACGAGTGGTTATCCGGAGATGTACGTGAGGATGTCGTAGGTGCAATTGAACAAGGTGCCTCAAAATTAGATGACTATTTAATTATAGCCATGTCTTCTGAAGGTACTGTTCGTAATGGTTCTGGCGATACAATCAAAATGGAATTAATGTCCATTCTTAAAGGCGAATATGTTAACCCTCATGTGTCGATTTGGTACTACAAATTAGACTCTATAGATGAAGTTAACATGCCTGAAAGATGGATTAAAGCAAATCCAAATATTGGTAAAACAGTTTCCTATGAAACTTATCAACTTGATGTTGAAAGAGCTGAAAAAGCCCCAGCATCAAGAAACGATATTCTTGCCAAAAGATTTGGAATTCCAATGGAAGGTTACACATACTTCTTTAGATACGAAGAAACTCTTGTTCATGAGAAACGAGACTTCTGGGGCATGGCTTGCTCCTTAGGAGCGGACTTGTCACAAGGAAACGACTTCTGTGCATTCACATTAATGTTCCCATTAGCTGACGGCTCGTTTGGTATAAAGACTCGAAGTTACATAAGTACTATAGTCCTTTACAAATTGCCAGCAGCAATGAGAATTAAGTATGAAGAATTTATGAGAGAAGGCTCTCTTGTAGTTCTAGAAGGTACAATTCTTGACATGATGGAAGTTTATGAAGACCTTGACAATTGGATTCAGAAACACGAATATGACGTTCGAAGCTTCGGATTTGATCCATACAATGCAAGAGCATTCGTTGAAAGATGGCAATCTGAAAACGGTCCATTTGGTGTTGAAAAAGTAGTTCAGGGAGCTAAAACAGAATCTGTTCCTCTTGGTGAATTGAAGAATCTAGCAGAAGAGAGAATGCTATTGTTCGATGAACAATTAATGCAATTCGCAATGGGTAACTGTATCACGCTAGAAGATACTAATGGAAATAGAAAACTATATAAGAAACGCTACGAAGCAAAAATTGATAACGTTGCAGCTATGATGGATGCTTTCGTTGCATATAAATTAAATAAGGAGGCCTTTGAATAATGGATTATTTGCAAATTTCAGAACTTTACCATCATGGTATAAAAGGCCAAAAATGGGGAGTTCGTAGATTTCAAAACGAAGATGGAAGTTTGACAGAGGCCGGTCGTCTCAGAATAAAAGGCGCAAAAAGAAAAACTGATCTTGCAAAAACCCAACTAGGTGTTGATTTAAATCAAAAGAATATTATGAAACCAGATAAAGATGCATCCAAATCATTAGAACTTAAAAAAGGAAGTAATGTATATCATGTTACACCTAAAGATTTTAAAGCGCTTAATCCTGGTCAAGATTTATTCGTGTCTGCAACAGAGTATGATAGAAATCTGTATAAATCTATGCTTACAATGCAAATGCGTAAAAAAGGTTTTGGCGTTGATACTCCTATAAGTGAAGTATCATTTAAGTTAAAAGAGGATTTGAAATCACCATCTAATGATGAACAAAAAAAGATATTTTTATCGGCGTATAATAAAAACAAAAAAGTATTTGATGATGATATGAAAAAGTATTATTCAAGTGAAAAAATGAATTCGTCTGAACTATATGATAAATTCATAAAAACATTGGATAAACCAAGTATATCGAAACAGATATTTTACAAAGAAGTTAAAAAGAATGGATTTAATGCTGTTCTTGATCAACATGATGTAGACAATAGTTGGATGCAAGCAAGTAGACCGCTAATTGTTATGGAAGCACTTAATGTATTAGGAGACATTAAAGTTTCCAAGATAACGGATAGTGATATAAAAGAATCACTTAAAAAACTTAATTATATTTAGAGGGGTGACATATGGGTTTACTTGAAAAATTAAAGAATGCTTGGAACGCATTCAGACAAGTTGAGGAGCCCACATATCGAGCTCCTACATATATTAATTATGGATATTCTTCATCGTCTAGACCTGATAGAATGTACTTCACTAGGGGTAATGATAGGTCTATAATTACTGCTGTGTACACTCGTATGGCAGTAGATGTTGCAATGCTAGATTTTAAGCATGTCAGAACAGATGAAGAAAATAGATATTTAGAGGACGTTAAATCGGGACTAAACGGATGTCTTACTCTTGAAGCAAATAAAGACCAAACTGCACGTGCATTTATTCAAGATGCAATGCAATCTTTATTTGATGAAGGATGTATAGCTCTGGTTCCAATTGATACGGATAAAAATCCCGATGACACATCTTCGTATGACATTCTTAGCATGAGAGTAGGCAAAATTACTCAGTGGATGCCAGACCATGTTAGAGTAGAGGTATATAATGATAGAAAAGGATTTAAACAAGAAATCGTTATGCCTAAAGCAGATGTAGCGATTATTGAAAATCCATTGTATTCTATCATGAATGCTCCTAACTCAACATTACAAAGGTTAATCCGAAAATTAAACTTACTTGATGCTATTGATGAACAGTCTGGTAGTGGAAAATTAGATTTAATTATTCAATTACCATACATTATTAAAACTGACGCACGTCGTCAACAGGCGGATAAACGCCGAAAAGATATAGAAGAACAATTAAGCGGTTCTAAATATGGTATTGCCTATACAGACGGTACCGAAAAGATTACACAGTTAAACAGACCTGTAGACAATAATTTATTGAATCAGATAACTTACTTAACGAGTATGCTATATAGCCAGTTAGGAATTGACGAGACAATACTTAATGGTACTGCAGATCCAAAAACTATGTTAAACTATATGAACCGTACGATCAAACCATTAGCTCTATGCTTGGTTGACGAAATGAAGCGAAAATTCTTGACTTCATCAGCAAGAACCCAAAAACAAACTATTATGTATTTCTCTGATCCGTTTGCTCTAGTTCCAGTGGATCAATTAGCAGAATTAGCAGATAAGTTCACTAGAAACGAGATTATCTCGCCTAATGAATTTAGACAAAAGATTGGTCTTAAACCTGCTCAAGATCCTGCTGCAGATGAATTACGTAATAGAAATATTAATGCTGGTGAAGGTGAGCAGTTTGCTAACACCGGTGAAGGTCAAGAACAACAAGTCGCTAATACTAATGGTAATTCCGTTGGGGATTTGCCAATTTCAAATTTAACAAATGGAGGAATTATTCAAAATGGCTAAAGAAACATTCGATTTTAGTGGTTGGGCTACTAGAAACGATATCAAATGCTCCGATGGTAGAACTATTCGTAAAGATGCATTTAAGCATTGTGACGGACAAACAGTTCCACTAGTTTGGAACCACAATCATACTGATGCAGATAATGTTTTAGGTAAAGCATTATTAGAGAATCGTAAGGAAGGCGTTTATGCTTATTGTTCATTCAATAATACAGAGAACGGTAAAAACGCTAAAGAATTAGTTAAACATGGAGATATCGTATCTCTTTCTATATATGCCAACCAATTAAAGCAAAATGGCGGTGATGTAATTCACGGCGCAATCAAAGAAGTAAGTTTGGTTTTAGCAGGAGCAAATCCTGGTGCAAAGATTGAAAATGTAATGGCACATGGCGAACTAGACGAAGAATCTGCTACGATTTGGAACGGCGTAACAGAATTTAATTATGACGTTGATGTAGATACTGATGCTATATCACACGCTGATGCTCAAGAAGAGCCAGCAAAAAAGGAAGGCTCCGAAGAAGGCAAGGAAGAAACTATTGCTGATGTATATAATACTTTAACAGAAAAGCAAAAGTTAGTAGTAAATGCTTTAATTGGAGCAGCTCTAGAAGAAAAAGCAGAAAACGATGATCAGGAGGAAGATGAAAAGATGAAACATAATGCTTTTGAACAAACAAATGAAATTGAAACAAATGTATTAAGCCACTCTGACTTAGTTGACGTTATCGCTGATGCTAAGAAGTTTGGCTCTTTAAAGGATGCTTATATTGCAAAGTGTAATGAGAAGGACGTAGACTTACAGCATAGCATTCGTGATTTAGATGTATTATTCCCTGAGGTAAAGGCTATTAATAATACACCTGTTACAATCAACGATGATACTAACTGGGTTGCTAAGGTAATGGGTGGTGTTCATCATACACCATTCTCAAGAGTTAAGATGATGGCATTCGACATCACTGGCGAAGAGGCTCGTGCAAGAGGTTATGTTAAGGGTAACCAGAAGGAAGAGGAAGTAATCGGTGCATTAAGACGTGAAACTTCTCCTCAGACTGTATACAAGTTACAGAAGTTAGACAGAGATGATATTATTGATGTTACAGATTTCGATGTAGTTGCATACATTAAGAATGAAATGAGAGGCAAGCTAGATGAGGAAATTGCTCGTGCTGTCTTAATCGGTGATGGTAGATCTAAGGCATCTAAGGATAAGATTGACCCTCTACACATTCGTCCTATTTTAGGTGATGATCCTACTTATGTAGTTTCTAAGCAATTAGTGAGAGCTGCTGGCGCAGATGATTATGCATTTGCTAAGCAATTCATTAAGGACGCTATTAAGGCTCGTAAAGACTACAAGGGTAAGGGCAATCCTACATTATTCTGTACTGAAGATTTATTAACTGATATGCTTCTAATCGAAGACCGTAACCAGAGAATCATCTATGATACAATGGACAAGTTAAAGACTGCATTACGTGTAGTTGATATTGTTACAGTACCTTGCTTCGAGAACCAAACTCGTACAGTTTCTGGTCAGAACTTAAAGTTAATGGCTATCTTAGTTAATTTAGCTGACTATAATGTTGGTGCTGATAAGGGCGGAGCAGTATCTATGTTCGATGACTTCGATATTAACTTCAATAAGTATGAGTACTTAATTGAAACACGTTGCTCTGGTGCAATGGTTCAGCCTTATGGTGCTATCACTTTCGAAGAGCAAGTAGCAGCTGAAACAGAAGGCGAATAATAAGGAGAAACAATCAAAATGGCAAAATATTATGGGATGATAGGATTTTCATTGCAAAAAGAAACTAGACCAGGTGTTTGGCAAGAAATAATTCACGAGCATCCTGTATTTGGGGACGTTTATAAAAATACTAAAGTAACCGAAAATGGTGGTCAAGTTAATGACAGTATTGTTCTCAATAGTCAAATAAGCTTTATTGCTGACTCTTTTGCCACTGAAAATTCTCACAACATTAAATATGCAACATATCTTGGAACAAAGTGGGCTGTTAAATCCATTGACGTTCAAT